TGGTTACTCTGGAATCTCTGGCTACTCTGGATCTGGTATATCTGGCTATTCTGGATCTGGTATATCTGGCTATAGTGGTTACTCTGGAATCTCTGGCTACTCTGGATCTGGTATATCTGGCTACTCAGGTTCTGGTATATCTGGCTATAGTGGTTACTCTGGAATCTCTGGCTACTCTGGATCTGGAATCTCTGGCTACTCTGGATCTGGTATATCTGGCTATTCTGGATCTGGTATCTCCGGCTACAGTGGATCTGGTATCTCTGGCTACAGTGGATCTGGTATCTCTGGCTATTCTGGATCTGGTATCTCCGGCTACAGTGGATCTGGTATCTCTGGCTACAGTGGTTCTGGTATCTCTGGCTATAGTGGTTCTGGTATCTCTGGCTACTCTGGCTACTCTGGTATCTCCGGCTACAGTGGATCTGGTATCTCTGGCTACAGTGGATCTGGTATCTCTGGCTACAGTGGTTCTGGTATCTCTGGCTATAGTGGTTCTGGTATCTCTGGCTACTCTGGCTACTCTGGCTACTCTGGTATCTCTGGCTACTCTGGTATCTCTGGCTATAGCGGTGCTGGCGCAGAAATGATAGTGGCTAATGCTTATACCAATGCCACAACTGCATTCACTAACATTACTAATTTAACAAGGACTTTAACTGCTGGCTCATATAGTTTTATTGTTGAATTAGTTGGTCAATCATCTTCAGCCGCTGGCGCACAATTTACTGTTACTTTTAGTGGAACATCTACTGTTGAATGGATACAAGTTGCACAGGCTTCTGGAACAACTTTTGTTGCAACAAGCCGACAAACTACACTTGGAACGGCTGGTACTACTTGTTGGACTACTGCCGCCGCTGAAGCATCTGCCAGATTAATTGGTGAAATTGTTGTAACTGCTTCTGGAACTTTAAACATTCAAGGTTTAAAAGTAACTTCTGGCACACTAACAGTTCGTGCTTGTTCATTAGTATTACTTGACCAGACTGCATAAAGATAATTATGGCAACTTTAAATTTTCCCTCATCGCCGTCAATAAACCAGCAGTACACTGCCAACGGTTCTACATGGACATGGGACGGTGTGTCTTGGCTTGCATTTAACGGACCAGCGTCTGGCTACTCTGGCGTCTCTGGCTATTCTGGATTCTCTGGTTACTCTGGTCCACAGGGTACATCAATCACGTTAAAAGGTGAAGTGCCAACCGTTGCAGCATTACCACCTACAGGCAACCAAGTTAACGACGCGTACATCGTAACCGCAGACGGCAACTTATGGGTCTGGGGTGGTACAGCATGGTACGACGCAGGGCAAATTGTCGGCCCACAAGGACTTAGTGGATACTCTGGTATCTCTGGTTACAGTGGCCGTTCTGGCTACAGTGGTTCTGGTATCTCTGGCTACAGTGGTTCTGGTATATCTGGCTATAGTGGTTCTGGTATCTCTGGCTATAGTGGTTCTGGCATCTCTGGCTACAGTGGCATCTCTGGTATCTCTGGCTATAGTGGTTACTCTGGTATCTCTGGCTATAGTGGTTACTCTGGTATCTCTGGCTATAGTGGTATCTCCGGCTATAGTGGGCGTTCCGGATACTCAGGTTCTGGTATCTCTGGCTATAGTGGTTACTCTGGTATCTCTGGCTATAGTGGTTACTCTGGTATCTCTGGCTATAGTGGTTACTCTGGTATCTCTGGCTATAGTGGTTACTCTGGTATCTCTGGCTATAGTGGATTCTCTGGTATCTCTGGCTACAGTGGTTCTGGTATCTCTGGCTATAGTGGTTCTGGTATCTCTGGCTATAGTGGTTACTCTGGTATCTCTGGCTATAGTGGTTACTCTGGTATCTCTGGCTATAGTGGTATCTCTGGCTATAGTGGTATATCTGGATACAGTGGATTGGGCTACGCTAACCTAACCTCTACAACATCATTCCTAATTGGCACTGGTTCTAAAGCGTTTACAGTAAACCAAACCCAAGGAACTAACGCGTATGTAGTTGGTGCAAGAGTTAGAATTAACAACACTACCAATTTTATGGAAGGCCAAATCACGGCCTACACTACCACTACACTAACAGTCAATGTAGACTTAACTGTAGGATCCGGAACTTTTGCAGCTTGGACTTTTGATATTGCTGGTCAATCTGGTATCTCTGGCTACAGTGGCATCTCTGGTTACAGTGGCTACAGTGGTATCTCTGGCTACTCTGGTATCTCTGGTTACTCTGGTATCTCTGGCTACTCTGGTATCTCTGGTTACTCTGGTATCTCTGGCTACAGTGGTATCTCTGGCTACAGTGGTATCTCTGGCTACAGTGGTATCTCTGGCTACAGTGGTATCTCTGGCTACAGTGGTTACTCTGGTATCTCTGGCTATAGTGGCTACAGTGGTATCTCTGGCTACAGTGGTTTAGGTTATGCAAACTTAACTTCTACTACATCGTTTTTAATTGGTACTGGTTCAAAAGCGTTTACTGTTAATCAAACACAAGGCACAAATGCCTATGTGGTTGGTGCAAGAGTTAGAATCAATAACACCACTAACTTTATGGAAGGCCAGATTACAGCATACACAACTACCACGTTGACAGTCAATGTGGATTTAGTGGGTGGATCTGGAACATTTGCAGCTTGGACTTTTGATATTGCTGGTCAATCAGGAATATCTGGCTACTCTGGTATCTCTGGCTATAGTGGCTATAGTGGTATCTCTGGCTATAGTGGCTATAGTGGTATCTCTGGCTACTCTGGTATCTCTGGCTACTCTGGTATCTCTGGCTTCTCTGGCTACTCTGGTATCTCTGGCTACTCTGGTATCTCTGGCTACAGTGGTATCTCTGGTATCTCTGGCTATAGTGGATTCTCTGGTATCTCTGGTATCTCTGGCTACAGTGGTATCTCTGGCTATAGTGGATTCTCTGGTATCTCTGGCTACAGTGGTTACTCTGGTATCTCTGGCTACTCTGGTATTTCTGGCTATAGTGGTTACTCTGGTATCTCTGGCTATAGTGGTTACTCTGGTATCTCTGGCTATAGTGGATTCTCTGGTATCTCTGGCTACAGTGGATTCTCTGGTATCTCTGGCTATAGTGGATTCTCTGGTATCTCTGGCTATAGTGGATTCTCTGGTATCTCTGGCTACAGTGGATTCTCTGGTATCTCTGGCTACAGTGGTATCTCTGGCTACTCTGGTATCTCTGGCTACTCTGGTATCTCTGGCTACTCTGGTATCTCTGGCTACTCTGGTATCTCTGGCTACTCTGGTATCTCTGGCTACTCTGGTATCTCCGGCTACAGTGGTATCTCTGGCTACAGTGGTATCTCTGGCTACAGTGGTATCTCTGGCTACAGCGGAACTAATGGTACTGCAGGAACATCAGGCTTTAGTGGATACTCTGGTATTTCTGGTTACTCTGGAAGCGGCATAAGTGGCTACAGTGGTCCTGCAGGAGGCTCTGGTCCATCTACTGCTATTAACGCAACCGCCAGTACAGCAGCAACAACACAGTATATTGTTGGTGTAGCAGCCGCTGGATCCAATCAAACACCTACTGTAGCAACCACAAACGCCGTATCTTTCTTACCATCTACTGGAGCATTGACAGCAGTTTCAGTTGTTTCTAGTTCTGACGAACGATTAAAAACAAACTGGAAAGACCTACCAGAAGATTTTATTGAGCAATTAGCTGGTGTTAAACATGGTACGTACGAGCGTATAGCAACAGGCATTCGGGAATCTGGTATCACAGCCCAGTCTTTAGAGCCTGTATTAAAAGAAGCAGTTATGTCGGACGAAAACGGCATGCTTTCTGTAATGTATGGAAACGCGGCTATGGTTTCTGTGATAGAATTGGCAAAAGAAGTTATTAAACTTCGGGCCGAAATAGAACAACTTAAAAAGGCAGTTTTTTAAGCGTTTTTTGCATAAGTAGATATAGAATCATTTAAGCTAAGTTCGTATGAACTTTAAAGGAAAAGCATGAAATACAGCGTAGTAATACCCACGTACAATCACTGTGAAAAGTACCTAAAGCCCTGTGTAGACTCGGTAATCAAGTACAGCAACATGGACGATGTTGAGCTGATTATCAGCGCCAATGGCTGCACAGACAACACTAAGGCCTATTTAGATTACCTAGCTACTGCCGTACCGAACCTAAAGATTGTTTGGTCAGACAAAGCTCTTGGATATTCTGGAGCCAATAACGCCGCAATTAGGGTGGCCACAGCGGACAAGATTGTCCTGCTAAATAATGACACGGTCCTGCTAGAACAAAGTACGAACCAGTGGCTTGACATCTTAGACAAGCCGTTCAATGACCCAGAGTGCGGTATCTCTGGAATCATCAAAGGCAACTCAGAACCGGCTGGTCGCTTTTTCTTAGTGTTTTTCTGTGTAATGATACACAAAAAAGTATTTGATACCATCGGACTACTCAATGAAGAGTACGGCGTTGGTGGCGGTGAAGACACCGAGTTTTGTATTGAGGCCGAAAAGGCTGGCTTTAAAGTACTAGAAGTGTTTGAAAAGTTGTGGGACGGAACGCAATACACAGGAATGTTCCCAATCTACCACAAGGGCGAAGGCACCATGCACGACCCTAACTTGGTACAAGGCTGGGATAACATCTTTTTAACTAACTCGTTAAAGTTAGCTAAGAAGTACAACATGGAGTGGTACCGCTGGAGACTATCAAACTTTTGGGAACGCGCAGTGTTCCTCAAGGGCGATCCAGTATTCCCGCGCGAAGTAACAAGATACACCTGGGCAGAGCAAAACCTGCTTGGTAAAAAGATTTTAGAGATTGGTTGTTCTGACGGATACGGTATTCAGTTTTTTCCAAAAGACATTGAGTACACCGGCGTAGACTACGATCCAATTATTGTTGAGGTGGCCAAAGAGCAAGACTGGGGATACAACGCTAAGTTTGAGTGGTGCGACATTAACACCTACGAGCTTGAGCAGTACGACACCATCGTGGCCTTTGAAGTAATTGAGCACCTTGACACCGGCATGGAAATTGTTGAGAAGTTAAAGAAGCACTGCAAGCGTCTGTTGATTACCGTACCAATGAATGAGCCACCAGGCTTCTGGGGACCACATCACAAGTTGCATGGATTAAACGAGCGTCACTTCCCTGGCTTTGAGTTTAACTACATCAACGAACACGGCGCTATTACAGATGTGCCGCAAAAGATTGACGAAAGCAATCCTTGCAATTTAATGATCTGTAGGTGGACTGCTAGTGAATAAAGTCCTTTGCTCCGTGGCAACACGGGGCAGGTACTTTACTACACTGCCCTTAGTACTAAACGCTATTATCAATCAGACAAGACCAGTAGACAAGCTGGTCATCTTTGATGATAACGACGAGCCGCAAGACATGCGCAGTGAGATGATTTACCAGTACTTTTTCCAGATGTTAGACATTAAGGGCATTGCGTGGGAATGGTTGTTTGCTGACAAAAAAGGTCAGCACCACATTCACCAACGTGCCAATATGATGGGTTATGATTGGGTGTGGCGCGTTGACGACGATGCTATACCAGAGCCTAATGTATTAGAAATGCTTTACTATTACACTGAAGACTGTGTTGGTGCAGTGGGTGGTTCAGTATTAACCCCACCGTATATGCCAGACACCTCAAAAGTTACTGGACTAATTAATAACATCGACTCCGAACCAAACATCCAATGGGGTGTTATAAAAGAGGAAAAGCAAGTTGAACATTTACACTGCACTTTCTTATATCGTGCTGGCGTGTGCGATTTTAATTTGGGTCTTTCACGGGTAGCACATCGGGAAGAGACGTTGTTTACTTATGGCCTTAAACAAAAAGGCTACCAAATTTTAGCGGTACCCAACGCAGTAACGTGGCACATGAAGAATCCCGAGGGTGGAATTCGCAGCGAAACAAAGAAGGAAATGTATGAACATGATGAACAGATTTTTAGAAATATTTTACAATATCGTGATCGTACCATTGTGGTGCTTAATTGTGGTCTTGGTGACCATCTTGTATTCAGCCATGTACTTCCTTCAATACCTAATGCTGAAGTGTTTACTTGTTACCCTGAAGTGGTTCCCGGGAAGTCGATAGCAGAGGCACAACACCTATTTGGTGACATAGATCACTGGAACGTCTATAAAAAGATGGACCAGTGGAAGTGGAAAGATAGTTTAGAGAATGCGTACAGAAAGCTGTACCTATGATTATTATTTCACCATACTCCAAAGCATTACTTAGCGGTAAGCAAAACCCAAAGAATTATCCGTACTGGAAAGAGTTGATCGCAATGATTGACGAGCCAATTGTCCAGGTTGGAATTGAGGGAGAAGAGCAGTTAGTTTCCGACTTTAGAAAGAATTTACCCATTACAGAATTGCGTAAGCTAATTCAAGAATGCCGTACCTGGATCTCTTGTGACAGCTTTTTTCAACACCTGGGATGGGACGAAGGCAAAAAAGGAATTGTGTTGTGGGGAGTATCTGATCCATTAATATACGGACACCCAGAAAACATTAACCTACTAGCCGATAGAAAACATTTAGCAGAAAACCAATTTCTCTGGTGGGAATTTGTTGACCACCAGAACGAACGATTTGTCAAACCCAAGATCGTTTTAGAACATCTTAAGGAATAAAAAATGGCCGCATCCGGTTTTACACCAATACAGCTTTACTACAGCAGCACTGCAACTAATGTGCCCTTGGCGGCAAATTTGGTCGCAGGTGAGTTGGCAATTAATACAGCCGATGGAAAGCTGTATTATAAAAATAGCTCTGGTGTAGTTACCTTATTAGCTGGTATTTCTGGCTACAGCGGCATTAGTGGATTTAGTGGCTTCTCTGGTATTTCAGGATACAGCGGATCTGGCATTAGTGGCTACAGTGGATTTAGTGGTATCTCTGGCTACAGCGGATTCTCTGGCTACAGTGGTTTTAGTGGCATTAGTGGCTACAGTGGCTTTAGTGGTATATCTGGCTACAGTGGTATCTCTGGCTACAGTGGTATCTCTGGTTTTAGCGGAACTAACGGAACGATTGGTGTTAACGGTACGTCCGGCTACAGTGGTATTTCCGGCTATAGTGGCATAAACGGAACATCCGGATACAGTGGCACTAATGGCGCATCAGGATATAGCGGATTTAGCGGAACCAATGGAACAATTGGTAGCAACGGCGCGTCAGGATACAGCGGATACTCTGGCTCTGGTATTTCGGGTTATTCAGGATCTGGCATTTCAGGATTTAGTGGATATAGCGGTGCCGCTGGCGCAGCGGCTGCCAGTGGATACTCGGGGATAAGTGGATACTCCGGAACTAACGGGGTATCAGGATTTAGTGGCTACTCCGGAACTAATGGTGCATCTGGTATCTCTGGCTACAGTGGTATCTCTGGTTACAGCGGCGCTGGTTTATCTGGCTACAGTGGCTCTGGTATCTCTGGCTATAGTGGTGCGTCTGGTATCTCTGGTTATAGCGGCGCAGTTGGAACTTCTGGTTTTAGTGGATTTAATGGAATATCAGGTATCTCTGGCTATTCCGGTATCTCTGGCTATTCCGGCTCTGGTGTTTCTGGATATAGTGGTCGTTCTGGTTTTAGTGGATATTCTGGCGTTATAACTTATCCTATTGCAGGAATTGTCACAACAGACGGCTCTTCGTTTACATCACTACCAGATCCACTGCAAGTTGGCCATGGTGGCACTGGCATAAATACCATTTCTGCAAACTTTATACCGTTTGGTGGTTCGTCTACGGCGCTAAGCACAAGCTCGTTATTTAACTGGAGCACAACCAACGTTCGTCTAGGTGTCGGCATTGCCACCCCAGTAGCAACATTGCACGTCCGTGGTGGCAACTCCAATAACGCAATTATTGACAACGACGGCTCACAGTACACCACAATGAGCTGGTACAACAACGGCACGGTAAGAGCGCAGGGCTACTACGACGCATCCAACATTATATTCGTGTTTGGTACCGACGTAGCCGCTCCGTTGATTTTCAAAGCAAATGGCACCGAGGGAATGCGCTTGACTAGTGGCGGCGGTGTTTCAATTGGAACAGCATCTAGCGCAGGCGCTGGTAATTTGTTGGTTAATGGTTCTGTTAGCGCAACTACAGTCATTGCAACAAATTACAACACAACCAACTTTTCTATTACTGAATCTGGTGGTAAGCTAATATTTAAATATGGAGCTACTAACATTGCATCATTAGATTCTTCTGGCAACTTTATTACACTTGGCAGTGAAACTGCTGGTGGAACACCTTAATTTTTAGGAGTTAATTTATGACAATTACAGTCGGCGGTTCAAATATCACTTTTCCAGATTCAACAACACAATCTACTGCAGGTGGACCGTATGTTGGTGGTCGTGGGCAAGGATTTGGTTCTGGTGGAACATTTACCATCCCCACTGGTATTACAGCGCTTAAAATTACAGTTTGTGGTGCTGGCGGCGGCGGTGGTGGTGGCGGCAGCGGTAATTCGTATTTCGGTGGCGGTGGTGGCGGTGGTTGTGGGGCTATTTCTTATCTTACAGGTTTGACTCCTGGTAATACATTATCTGTAACTATTGGATCTGGAGGTGCGGGTGGCCCTTTTGATACTGGAGGAACTGCGGGAGATGGAGGAACTTCATCTGTTTCTTCCGGAACTCAATCCATTACCACTATTAGCGCAGGTGGTGGCTATGGTGGCTATAACGGACCTGCTGGTGGCTCTGGTGGCAATGGACAAAACGGATTTCCATATAAAGGTTTGGCTGGTGGTGGTGGTTCTAATTATAATTATGGTCCAAACGGCACGTCTGGAGCTAATGCTATTCATCCTGCTTTTGGTGCTGGTGGTGCTGGTGGGTTTTCTCCCGCCGGTGCGGCTGGAACAAATGGTGTCGTTTTAATTGAATGGTAATGGAGAAAAAATATGGTACAAGAATTTATAAATCAAAATTATTTAATTATTGAAAGTAACATTGTTACAAACGTTGTAGTTTGGAATGGCGATACAAGTATATGGACACCACCAGCAAATTCTATTGCTTTAGTGCAGTCAACAACTCCAGCGATGATTTGGCAAGCTGTAATTGTTGATGGTGTAATTACTGACTACATTTTAGTAGAGTCCCTAGGATCTGGCAGTATTGGATTTACTTGGAATGGCACAGCAGTTATAACCAATCAACCTAAACCAGCAATACCTACAACATAATGGACTTTCAATCACTCATTAACTTTATCCTGCCAACCGCTTGCGCTATTCTAGGCTGGTTTTGTAGGGAGCTCTGGACAGCCGTTCAAGACCTCAAAGACGACCTCGCCAAGCTGCGGGAAGAACTACCAACTAAATACGTCTCTAAGGACGACTTCAACGACCGCTGGAACGAGGTGCTTAAAGCCCTTCACCGTATTGAGGACAAACTGGACAACAAGGCAGACAGATGAAACGCATGAGCAGATCCAAGACACTTTGGTTCTCCTTGGCGTTAGTGGTGTTCGGTGCCTTAATGGACAACCTACAGTACCTGCAGTCCACTATTGATCCTAAGTACTACGGCGGCCTAATGATTTTTGTTGGCGTTATCGTGGCAACGCTGCGATTTGTCACAACCGAAGGCCTAGATAAATAATGTTTCCGTTAACCTTGGTACAATATGTCAAACTGGGATTATGTGTGGCTGTGCTGGCTTTTTCTTGGTATCTTGGCTTTAGTTTTGCCAATAATAGATTTTTGGAATATAAGGCAGACCAGGCTACCAAAACAGCGCAAATTGAAAAAGACTACCAAGCCAAGGCCGCCCAAATAGAAAGTTACAAAAATGCTCAAATCCGTGATATTAACTCTAAGCTCGTTGATGCTGTTAACGAGCTGCGTAAGCGTCCCGGTCGTACCGAAAGCGCCAGCTCTGGATCGTGTGGAACTGGGTCAACCCTTTTCGCCGAGGATGCAATCTTTCTTAGACGGGAAGCTGCCCGAGCAGACGAAGTAAGAGCCGGCCTAGAGGCTTGCTACAAACAATACGACACATTAAGTAAATGACCCCAAATTGTGTAACATATTACACAAAAAGGAGCCCGAATGAAAAAGTTAATTGCTGTAGTGCTGTGGTGCCTTGGTATCTTTGCGGCAATCCACCTAACAAACCGATATACCCATATTGAAGAGAACATTATGGCAATCGCAGAATCCACGCTATCTTTCATTACTAAGGAAGAAGGGTTTAAAAATAAAGCATATAAAGACTCCAAAGGCTTACTCACAATCGGGGTCGGCCATCTTATCAAAACTTCTGAACCGCATTTACTGACTGCAACCCTATCAGATCAAGAAGTTAAAGATCTACTTAAAAGCGATTTAAAGTGGTGTAGCGAAGCCGTAGAGACTTCGGTGAAGGTACCCCTAGCCCAGAACCAATTTGACGCCTTATACAGCCTCTGTTTCAATATTGGAGAGACTGCCTTTAGGAAGTCTACTGTGGTTCGTAAATTAAACGAAAATGACTACAAAGGTGCGGCAGATGCCATTCTCATGTGGAACAAACCCGAAGTACTGGTTAAACGCCGCCAAAGGGAAAGAGCGTTGTTTTTAGGGGCATAAATTGCTCCTTTTTTGCATAAGTAGATATAGATAATTGAAAGGGTATACCATGGACGATTTTAAGTGTCTTCCTAAAATGAAAGCTGGCGGTTCTGTTGATATGGATGATATCAAACAGGACAAAAAGATCATTAAAAAAGCTTTTGCTATGCACGACAAACAGTCACATGAAGGCAAAAAAACTAATCTTTCAAAACTTTGTGGCGGTGGTCGTGCCATGAGAAAAGGCGGAAAGGCCTGCTAATGCCATACGAATCTAAAGCTCAAAAGGGCGCTATGTACGCAGCCGCCGCTGGTAAATCAACTCTTGGCATTCCTAAAAAGGTTGGCAAAGAGTTTGTAAAAGCGGGTCCATCATCAAACAAATTACCTAATAAAGTGCCCAAACGCACCGCTGGTAGAGGACGTTAACAATGGCTTATTCAGGCACCACTGGCGACACAAAAATCAATGTTGACCAACTTATTTCTTATGCATATCGTGATGCTGGTAGAATAGCAGAAGAAATCACGCCTGAATATATCAATGCGGGTAAACAAGCTCTTTTTTACAATCTTCAAAATTTATCTAATTTAGGCGTAAACCTTTGGCTGTTGGAAAACAAATTGGTTGGTGCTGTAACAGCACAACAATATCTTAACCTTCCAGCTACTACAATTGATGTGCGTGAAGCCAATTGGGTCTATATCATCAACTCAGAAGCTGACGAATATCTGCCAGTTGCTAATCCAGACTCCCCTGCAGTATTTGCTCAGAACTTAGACATTGTTTCTACTTCTACTGCACTTGAGAACTGGTTTGGTTTATACTATCAAGGCGGTCAAAGCGTATACTACATCGGCTTTAATGGCTACGCTACTGGCGGTGGTACGCAGACCTACAACTTTGCATACGAAACCAGTACCGATGGAATTACTTGGACTACAGTACTGCAGCTTCCAGAGACCACCTTATCAGACAGAGAATGGGCTTATTTTCCTCTATCTATTACTCCAGTCAACACATTCTACCGTCTTAGAGAGACAGTAGCAACAACCTTTTCAGTACGTCAAATCGTTTTTTCAACCAGCCAGCAAGTTATTCCTTTGGCTCGCTTAAACAAAGACGATTACTGGAATCTCCCAAACAAACAATTCCCAAGCCAACGCTCACTGCAGTATTGGTACGATCGTCAGATCGAGCCTAAGATGTATCTATGGCCCGTGCCAAACAACGACTTTCAAATGTTTCAATTGTTGATTGAAAAGCAAATGCAAGATGTTGGCTCATTAACAAATGAGCTGTACATTCCTAATCGCTGGATTGCTTCTGTTCAAGCCTCGTTATCGCATAAATTGTCTATGCAATTACCGAACACCGATCTTGCGCGTGTTGCGTATTTAGAACAACAAGCGGATAAATTATTTTTGCAAGCTAGTGATGAAGAACGTGATAAGTCGCCTATTTACTTTCAGCCTAACATAAGTTATTACACAAGATGACCAGCGCATATCAGATGACGTATGATAACCTCATACAAGATGTAATTAACTACATGGAGCGCAACGACGCTCAATTTGTTGCTCAGATTCCTAACCTAATTGGATTGGCTGAGTCTGCTATTGCTGCCGAGTTAAAGACTTTGTTGCAGTTGACAGTTGTTGAAACAACACTACTTGAAAACCAAGTAGTTCTTGCTAAGCCAGCCCGCTGGAGAAAAACAGTCTCACTAAAGACTAATGGTAAGCCAATGCTAATGCGTTCACAAGACTACATAGCACAATACCAGTCTGAGTCAACCCCAAATGTACCCTTGTATTATGGAGAGTATGATTACAATAATTGGGCTTTTGCTCCAGAACCAGACGCAGACTATCCTGTAGAAATTATTTACTACAGTGAAATTCAACCATTAGATACATCCAATCAACAAAATCTGTTTACTAGAGAAGCTCCTCAAGCAATGCTATTTGGCACATTGTTACAAGCTCAAGGATACTTAAAAGCATTAGATAAGTTGCCTATTTGGAAGGGCTACTATACAGACGCATTGGCCGCCTTGAAAAAAGAAGACAATACACGCCGAGTGGACAGAAATACTTCGGTACAGGAACCTTAATATATGACTTTTACTTCCCCATTTACCGGCAATGTTATCCAGCCAACGGACGTATCGTATTACGCTCTGTCGTTTAGTGAAGATACTCAGCTTTATTGGCCTGCAGTAGTTAATCCTACACAAGTACCTTCTGCCCGTATTATGGACTGCGTTGCCTCTACTAGCGGCCTAACCATTAGTTTACCAGATGCCACTCAGGGTTCTGTAGGTGAAGACATTCTTATTCGTAACCTGGGTGCAAACAGTTTTGTTTTAGAAGACGCGGCTGGTGGTCAGACAATTACAATCACAGTCGGCATGGCTCGTTATGTATACCTTACTGATAATAGCTCTGTGGGTGGTGTTTGGGATAGCATTGAGTTCGGTGCGGGCACATCGTACGCTGACGCAGCAACTCTTCAAGGCGCCGGTTTAGCTACCATAGCTGGTCAATTAGCGACCACACAAAACATTGTAAATGTAACCACAAGCCCAACAATTAACGACGCAAGTCGTGCCTCTACTTTTTCTTGGAACAGTGGCGCTGGCACATTTACATTACCAACAATTGCGTCTCTTTCAACTGGTTGGTACATTGGATTTAGAAACAATGGAACTGGTGCGTTGGCTATCAATGCACCTTCACCAAACACAATCAACGGCGTTAGTAGCGTTACAGCAAACCCTGGCGATTCTGGGTTTATTGTTTTTGATGTTAACACTGGTAATTTTATAACCGTTGGCTTGGCCGCTCCAGCAAACATAACATTTACTTCAGCAACCTATGACGTTGACTCTATTGTTGGATCTACGTTTAGCTTAGTAACGTTTGCGCCAATTATTCAAACTTACATTGCACAGACTGGTAGTCGCTCAACAACACTAACTGTTACGTTGCCCGCTACTACACAACTTTACATATTTTTAAATGACACAGGTCACGCAGACTATAATATTGAGTTTGAAATTCAAGGTAGCGCACAGCCACCATTGGTTGTTACTACCGGCAACATTGCCACTGTTTTAAGTGACAGCCAGAATTTGTACTTGTTAACTTCAACGGCTAGTAACCTCTTCTACGCCGTTGACGGCATTGCTGCAGCACCGTCCTATTCATTTATATCAGACGCAACCACGGGCATGTACTTAGTAGGCGCTAATATTCTTGGCTTTTCTGCCAATGGTGTTCAAATGGCATACATGGACAACACCAACACATTGTTGCCAAAAATGAAAGTTAATGCAACACTAACAGCAGACTTAATTAGTGGTGGAACGTTCTAAATGGCGGCTGATAATCAGCAACAGGACATGTCGCAGTACACAAGGATTTACAGCCTAGTAGTACAGCCTGGAATTAAACGCGACGGTACCGTGTTCCAAGCTGATCAGTACACCGACGGCGTATGGTGCCGTTTTCAACGTGGCGACCCTAAGAAAATAGGTGGCTTTGCCACATTGTTCACTAGTTTTAATGGCATCTACCGCGGCATGATTAACATTCCGTACAATGGTGTTAACTATGTTTTTGCTGGAACTGCTGATACTTTAGATGTATTTACCACTGGAACAACTTATGGCTCTGGTAGTGGCCCGTACATTGCCAACATGTTACCCGGAATTGTTCAGGCTACGGTAACTGCAAATACTACTACACAAATTACTATTGCTGGTGACGGCACTGCAGTATTTGCTGCTGGCGAAGAAATTATTTTTACCAATTCTAGTGTTGCAACAGCCTATACTGTTAGTTCAGCAACGTACACTGGTGGGGTCACAAATAGCACGACTATTATATTTAGTCCAGCGGCTCCTGCAGGAACCATTACGCAGACCTGGTTAAAAGGCACTTTATTTACAGCGGATGATAGAAATAACTGGCAATTTGATGCGCAGTTTAGCCCATCGGGTGGAACATTAAATTTAATTGCTCACCCTGGCTTAAACTTACAAAACATTGACAGCGGTGTTGAGTCTCAAATATTAGTGGGTAATGTATCTCCAGATCCGAATAATCAATTTAATTTTACTGGACTATCTGACAGTGCTGGTCAAAACCCAACATACCAAACTATTTCTGTAGATGGTGGTGTTTGTGTACTATACCCATTTATCTTTGTGTATGGATCGCATGGATATATTGCCAACAATAATGTAAGCAATGTTTACAACGAGCAAACCTTATACGACTGGAACGGTCCACTAGCTAACCAAGTAAACGTATCTTCATCAAAGATTGTTAAAGGTATGCCAATGCGTGGTGGTACTAACGCACCGTCTGGCTTGTTTTGGTCTACTGACAGCTTAATTCGTGTGTCGTTTAACTCACAAGCTACACAAGTATATTGGTCTTATGACATTGTTTCTAGCCAAATCTCTATCATGTCGTCCAACGCTGTCGTTGAAATGGATGGCATATTCTTCTGGATGGGTGTTGATAGATTTTACTTGTACGGTGGTACTGTGCAAGTATTGCCAAACGACAAGAACGTAAACTGGTTATTTGATAACATTAACTATACACAACGTCAAAAAGTTTGGGCTACCAAGGTTCCAAGGTACAACGAGATTTGGTTTTTCTATCCTAGAGGCACGGCAACTGAGTGTACCGATGCTATTATTTACAATGTAAAAGATAAGTTGTGGTATGACGCAGGTTCTGCTATTGGTGCTCGTCGTTCTTGTGGCTACACTACTGAGTTATTTCCAACGCCTATTTGGGCTGGTTGGGAGTACGATACAACAGTTAGTAACCCAGACACAATTATTACAACACCAGTAGGTGCACCAGCACCGACATCAAGTCAATTTTACTTAGAAGGAAACATTTCTGGAACACTACCTCCAGGTAGTCACGTTGTGTTTTCTACTGACTTAAACGACCCAAGAAAAGTTTATGATGTAACTGCCAGTGTTTTTGACTTTACATACAACTCCACGTTAGTCACATTGGCAACAGCAATTACTGTCTCCGTACCCGCTGGCACGTTAGTGTTCCCTATTTCTGGTGGCTACACAATTTGGCAACATGAGCATGGACTAAACCAAGTAACTCCGCAAAACGAACTAGCTGTGTACTCCAGCATTACTACTAACGATATTAGTTGGTTAACTGGTACACCAAGCCAAGAGAGCTTTATGGGAATCAATCGTCGTATGCACTTACGCCGCGTTGAGCCTAACTTTTTACAATCTGGCACCATGGCGATGACTATTTTAGGACGTAAGTTTGCATCTGGTCAGTACGAAGAAAACTCTGGCCCGTACTACTTTACCCAAGAAACTGGTAAGATTGACCTACGAGTAGAGCACCGCTTAGTTCGTTTACAATTTGTTTCTAACGACATTGATGGTAACTACGAGATGGGGCGTAACCTAATTACTGCTGAGTTTGGTGATGAGCGTCCGTAAAACTGAAGCATTTTTTCCGTTTTCTCCAGATTACATGAGCTGGGAAGATTGGAATGGTAATTTTATCATTTACTATGGACAAGAGCCAATTGGCACAAGTATAGAGGACGACTGGAAAACCATCGCCTCACAGATAGCACAGCTACAAACCTTTTCGGCGTACCCAGTATCTGACCCAGCAAATTATGAAAACTGGCAGGATTGGGCTAGAGACTTAGCATTATCAATCAACGGCCCAAGTCGTTGATTTAGGGCACAAAACTCCAAAACTGCGTATTAGTATAAATAGACTATGACACCATCTGAGATTATTACCGAAGACCAGAAACGTTTTGGCCATAGCCAAGAAGACACTGCTCGTCTATTGGAAACGATGGTGGCAATGAAAAATAAACATCAGGCAATAGTTATACAATTTAATGACTCTGTTTTGTTTTTAATAAACTTGGGAAAAGGCTGTGGAGAAATTAATTTTTTCACTTGCGATACCCCACAAAAAGTAAAAAGCGCCATGCAACACTTTATTAAAGAAACCAAAAAAGGTGGATTTAAACGCGTGTATGGTGAAGACGGCGGTCCTATTTTACAAAAAACATTACAGCTATTAACTAGCCTTGGTTTAAAAATACAAAATTCAAACATTGAGCGTTATAAATGGATGGCTGACTTATGAGCGGCGTAAATCCATTTAGTGCAATAACTGATACGGTATCAAAAGCCCTAGGAACAGACGGCAGTGGTGGTGGAGTATTGGGCGCTTTAGCTAAAATTGATCCTGGTCCTGCTATTGGTAAAGCCGGTGCTCAGTTAGACAAAGCGGTTGGCGACAACATCCCTGGTGGTTGGGCAACTTTAGGTGTTGCCGCATTAGCTATAGCAGCACCATATATGGCTGCTTTTTTGGCAGAAGCCGCACCAGCTTTAGAAGCAGCTGACTATGCTGCAGGATATTCTGCCAGTGGTTCTGCCGCTGGATCTGCAGGTGCTACTGTGGGATCCGCTGGTGGTTCTGGTGCCGCTGCCCTTACTGGTGTTGGTGCTGGTGCCATGGGGCCAACATATGCTGAATTAGGCTATACAGGTTTGGGGCCCGGTGCCATGGGACCAACATATGGTGAATTAGGCTACACAGGAATAAATTCACTTACACCATCCGTAGCATCACAACTTTTAAGTAGTGCAGGTAGTGGTTCATTATATGGTGGCGGTATGGGCACTGTTAATAGCTTAATAAGAGGAACAGATCCTTTAAAAGGCGCATTAACTGGTGCATTAATGGGTGGTCTTACTGGTGCATCATTAAGTGGTATTGGTCAAACTTTAGCGCAATATGGTATTAATAGTCCAGCGTTAAGCAGTGCAATATTATCTGCTAGTAAAAGTTTAGCTTCTGGTGCAAATCCTTCGACAATGTTAGCCAACACTGCATTAAATACAGGACTTTCGTATTTAGGTAATCAGGCATCAACTGGTTTAACACAAGCTGGTATTGATCCTAACATATCTAAAATATTAGCAAGCACGGGAGTCGGTGCAGCAAAAGCGGGAGCTACTGGCGGTGATGTATTAACTGGTGCTGAAAACGCAGCAATTGGTTCTACTTTAGGAATGGGTTTAGGCGCTGGTATAAACGCAGGAAAAGGTTTATTAACAGCTCCATCGGCTAGTGCGGAACCCGCTACTATCCACGACTACAGTACCCCAACCCCCAATGGCACTGTTTCATTGGCTGGTATTGAAGGTCCGATGACTATGGATATAGCATCGCAGTATTTAAAAAACCAATCGGATAAAATTTCTGACGATTTAGCTAAATATTATCCAACATTGGCTGAACAACAAGCTAGTTTAGCCGATGCAGCAAATAAAGCAAATGGTATTTATTCTCAAAATCAAACAGATAAAATGGCGTTATCTGATGCTATTAGTAAAACTGGATATAATGATCTTCGTGACAATACAACACAATTAGCAACTACCGCAAAAACTTTGTACGATCAAGTTGTTCCAATACAAAAACAATATGATAGTGCTGTTGCAAAATATGATGCTTCTGGTAGAACTGATAAAACATCGTACGATTTAGCAAACAGTCTTGCACCACAACTAAATAGTTTAATACCACAATTTAATACTGCATATGCTGCTTATGATACAGCAAATCAAAATTTAGCTAATGTATATAAAACCAGTATTGAACCTTTATATACAGCGTTTACAACAAGTTCGGATGGTTTAAAAACAGCGTTAACTGATTACTCTAACACCAACGCAGATTTAGCTAAAACTTCTAATGTGATTGCTAATGATCTTCATGGTTTAGATCAAATTTCACAGGGTCAATTAGCAAGTAATTGGTCTCCTGGTGTAGCCACAATGCAAGCCCCAACCAATAGCGCTACAGCGGATTCATATTACAATCAATTAGCTGATGCGTTTGCTAACCCAGATCAACCACCAACTACAGGGAGTCAAACTGCTGCAAATGTAACAGTTGAAGGAGCTCCACCCACAATGACTGATGTTGGTGGTGGTTCGCCTATTCCATATGTGCCCATTCAAACGCCAGTGGCAGAAGATCCATCACAAACTGTGGTTGATACTACTAAAAACTCCGATGGTACTGTTACGGAAACAATGGGTGATGGTAGTATAGTTGTTTCAGATCCAAATACCGGAGAGATTTTAAATTCGACTTCACAACCTACGGATGCTGGTGTTTCACCAATTGATATTCTTAGCAATTTACCAACGGATAATGCCCCTACTCCAGTAGAAACTGGTGCTCTGCCTGTAACACCAACACCTACTCCAGTAGAAACTGGTGCTCTGCCTGTAACACCAACACCTACTCCAGTAGAAACTGGTGCTCTGCCTGTAACACCA